GCCCAGTTAGGTGAAACACTTTTTCCTGCCATATCAATAATCGATGCTAGGGTAACGGCTTCTGTAATGGGTGCTCTGGGATGTTCTGCGTTAGCGTTAGCATTACGTAAAAAAATTTCACTTTGTTTTTTAATCGTTCTATGTACAGCATTCGCACTTGCATTATCTGATACAACTACAATTTTTGTATCACCCTGTAATAATTCTATACCTGTTTCTAGTGTTCTCATAAAATATGGTATACTACTATGTTTAGGCATAGGTCCTGATAATGAACCTAAAGCATAAGGATTTCCCTGGAAATAAAAATTAACACTGTCTAACCGATATGAACTTACTTGACTTTTTATTGCATTGGTAAAAATATCATTACTGGGGGAATAATCTGTATATAAAACACCTGGTCGACCCGGGATTATCTCAATTTGTTCTGTATAAACACTGTTTAATGTTGCTGTAAAAAATCCATTGCTTAAATGTACAGGAATATCATGACGTGTATCAGCTTTTGAAAGTGCTTTATTTAACTGCATAAGTTCAGGTTTTTCAGCTTGATAAGGAATCGTGTTTAATGTATTTCCTAGTAACCCATTTAGATACGCATTCTTTATTTTTTTTCCAGCCATCTTATATAAATCTCAATAATAATAAAGTAACAATACTTATATTATTATTATATATTTATTATATATTTATTACAAAATCTAAAACTACTTATTATTTATTACTTACATTTATTTTTAAGTTCGGCATTATTCGTAACTCCGTCCCATAATATTTTCTTACCACACACATTATTAATCCAGGTCATTTTATTTTTATAGTTAGTACATTCATTGTTATCATTTACTACATTATACATAGGTGCAAGATTTACTGCGCCGGGAACAGAGCTACATGTACCCATATTCCTGTTACTAGGTTCACAATAATGTTTTCCCTTACTTGGTCCATCTTCATACTTTTTTAGTAACCAATAATCAGGACAAGTCGCCTGAATCAATGAAAATTTGCTTTTCTGGTCTTGGTAAATAAAATAGGCAGTCATTGCTAATAAAATAACGAATATAATACCAGCAACAGTTAACGTAACGCTATTGAATGACATAATTTATCTTTTTACTTAAATATAATGTATATATAATGTAAATATAATTAATTATTTATACAACTAAATATTAAATACTAAATATTAGATATTTTTATATTTAGGTATTATAATATACAACAAAACAACTCAATCTTCTAAAATGTTTTCAGGAAATAGAAACGCAAATTCAACATGTATGCCTCGCGATTCTCAAAGTGTTAATAATATATCTACTAGAGCAGTATCTAACGGTCGTATCGATATCGAAGGTCCTCCTCCTGATGCAAGGTTCGCAATGTGGGATAAAATACCCGTAAATCAAATTACTACATTTAGAGATGCCTTAACCGGCAACTGGACCGACAATGATGTCAGTAATGTTTTTTTCAGTAAAGATAATATCCAAATTATTCAGAATGCTCTTCGTGCCGAGGTATACCGTTTATCCAATGGTGAGTACACTATCTCACAACAAGACAATGATGAATTAAAAATTATTATGCGAGCTTTATATCTCGAAAGCGCTGTTAACATGCCTACAAATATAAGGGAACAAGTTGCTGCACTAAATCAGCATGTTATTAATCACTGTGTTCCTAAACTAATCAATGAAGTTCGTGCATATTTGAAATATAAACGTGATGCTAGTAATATGTACACTGTCATGACGTGGCCTGCATATGATAACGTTAAAGGTAAAACTCTTGAGTTGAAGCCTTGGTTTTAAAAACCATACCATACCAAATATAAATAAAAAAATATATATATTATGTCAACTTACTGCGACGTATAACTTTTTGTTACTATATAGCAAGAAGTTTTACTCCTTAAATATTGTTTTATTTAACTTTAACTTTTTTAGCCTTTGCTGCACCACCGCCGCCACCAGCCTTTGTATTGCTTTCACTTGTAGCCGAATACGTATAAGCGGTCGTTTCAACAAACTTGTTATATTCGACTTCCAATTCTTCTAAATCTTTCATCCACATTTGTTCGACCGTCTTTGAACTCAGTTCGCTCAACTCCTTCTCCTTTTTTTCCTTTTCATTTAGCAGTTTTTTCACATTTTCTTCCGAAACACTATCCATCGGCAACTTTAGCAAATATTTGTATCCTTGTCCACACGATGATTCGTCTTCTCCATTTTCATCTTTGGTTACATCCTTCGCATCCATCGAATCATACTTCCTTTCTTTCAACAAGTCTACAAGCTGCTTGTTGGTTTTGCGGCGAAGGTCAATCTTGTCTTCCAATAATTCGGTAATATATCGCGCACGATTGCTCAATACCATCAACTCTTTGCGAAGTGCCGCAATAAGCGCATCCTTGCGTTTCCCGTAAAATTCCAAACGTGTTATGCTATACGAATCCACAATTTCTTCGGAACTACTGTACTTGACAAGTTTCTCTTTTGCATCAAACAGATTCATATTTGTCGTGGATTGCGTAGTGTATAATCCAAGCACTTTCTCCAGCATATTGCATTCAAACTCCGTAGTCTTTTCACTATACGTTTTTATAATATTAGCAGCCATTGTAACCGTGATATCCACATGTGTATCCGTACTCATATCATTATACTCCTTCACAATTGGTGCGGTGTGTACGGTGCCGTCTTTGTCCTTGCTCTTGTCACCAGTTGCTGCAGCATGTGGCTCAATAAGATTTTCCAAGAATTTCTTATAGTTGTCTGTCCATGTGCCGACAGGCAGTTCCGTAATACGGATTTTCTTCTCATCTAGAATCGTATAGCATCCCTTCAATAAATACTTGTTATCGCCTATACGACGAATCGTTCCTTTGAAGTTCTTATAAAATGGTTCGATTGTTGGTGTTGGTGTTGCTGATGCCGTCCCCGCAAGTTTATGTTTAATATATGCGATAATTTGCGAGGGGTTGTAACACATGATTTCGGTACTAAAACCGGTTCCAATTCCTTTCGTACCATTCACCAACACCATAGGAATAATAGGCACATAATAGATGGGTTCAACGCTTTGACCATCATCGTCCAAATAGGTAAGAACGGCGTCATCCTCGTTGCGATAAATAAGCCGCGTGAGTTTATTCAGCTGTGTGAAGATATACCTTTCGCTAGCAGAATCTTGACCTCCTTGAAGTCTCGTATTATGTGTAATTGTAAAATCCCCGAGCAAGAATCGTTCATTTTTGTCAATATTCCAACCACAAAATGGACCACGCCCAATACTTTTAATTTCTATTTGATGTGTATAATTATTTCTTAACCTTTTCTGATTTATAATTTGTTTTCTTGGTACTTTTACAGGAATTTTATGAATATTATCTCCTGTAATTAATAATGTAAACATATTATTAGCAGCTTTTAATAGTTTAGCTCTAAACCCCAAAGAACCGGCAATGATTCGAAATGATTCTAATAAATATTTTCTTTTCTCACATTGAGATATTTCGTAACAGTAACAGTTGTTTTGCCTTTTCAAACATCCATCTGTATCAATCATACCAGCCAGCAATTTTAATCTATTTTCTTCCGAATTTACTATATATTTATCCGGAACATGTTTATTATTATAAAGATTATGCTTTTTAAATAATTCTGTAACCGGATTTAAATTAACCACGTTATGTCCGTTAGTATTTTTTCCTTCACACCTAACATAATTATTTTGTTTTTCAAAGGTCCAGTCGCATGCATTGCAAATATGTTTTGAGGTTAAACACCCTATACATGTAGCGCGACTATGTGTAGCATCTCCTATCGATGGTATTTTTTCTTTTGACGAACCTCGACGTCTAATATAAAACGAATGATTTTCATGTGGAGGGATACTTTTAACATGACATATTTCACATCCGATAGTATCTGTCCATATAGCCCATGATTTAATAATTTCACTATCCATACTTGCGAATGCGTTACATTTACTCATTCCGTCTCCTAACCATAGTCCTAGAATATAAGGGTCGATTGGTAACTCTTGTTCTTCCCATTGAATAACTGACGTATTGATAATTCCTTTTATGTGTTTTTTTACACTACTTGGTAGAGATAAGTATTGTTGAACATTAATATCAAATATATTATTATCCGACACCGTCTTGGAAATTTCTAATATTTTGTTATACGCATCTTCTTTACTTAAACGCGATTTATTAAAATGATTACCAGTTGCTGTTTCTGATGTGCTGCTATGTATACTTTTTGCCTTTTTAGTAGTGTCATCAAAATAACTCATATGCCAAGATTTGGATGACTCTTTCCAAAAGATTGACTTGTGTCCGGAATAACACACCGTCAAAATATGATGACTATTCACTATATAATTGTCCATATTTCCATTCGATACTTCATACATTTCATCCACCCCTTCTGTAAGTTTGGAAACTGTTCGGCATTCTCCGTCATCACCAATCAGTTTGTCACCAACCTTTATATTTTTAGCTTTTTCGATCATACCGTTCCACAAGAATACCGATGTTTCGGGGTCAATGCATCCAAACTGACCGTTGGGTTCAAACAGATTGATGTTGTTGCTCCCCACGAAATTCTGCGCCATTCCGACAATCGCTGCATTCAAACTTGCCTCACCATGATGGTACCCCGAGTGCTCCGAAACATATCCACTAAATTGCGCGACCTTGATTTCACTCTTTAGATTTTTCTTGAATGCCGAAAACAGAATCTTTCGTAAAGAGATTTTCAAACCGTCCATCAAATTCGGGATTGAACGATCGCAATCATATTTCGAAAAGTGTATCATCTCGTCGTTAATGAATTTTTGATAGGTAACGCTCGGTTGAAGCGTGTCCAAATATCTGTCGCGCGAATATGTCGCCAACCATGTTTTGCGGTCATCAGCGCGTTTCTTATTGAATACCATATCGATTGCGTTGTCACATGCTTCGCCACTATGTGTAAAATCCACGATTTTCTTATGTTCAAAATACTCCTTGAATTCCTTGCCTGTACTTGTTCCCAAACCTTTATAATATTTTGTAGTCCACCCTGACGGTTGCATATGTGAAGCGCCGCCGCCGCCGCCGCCGCCTTCCGTTGATTCGGTCGCCTCTTTCCATGCGCGATATTCGCCCTCGCTATAGAACACTTTCTCTTGTGTTCCCTTTTTCGCTTTCAAGATCGGCGTATTCATAAACCCGATAAATCCCGGAATCTCTGTTAGCGACGCCCATTCATTTTGAAACATATTAATCCCCAGTCCCTTAATATGCGACCCATCCAAATCCTGGTCCGTCATGAATAAAACTTTACCGTAACGAAGACGATACTTCACGTCATCTGGCGTATATTTGCGCCCAACCTCAAGTCCGAGAATTTGCTTGATTTCCGTGATTTCGTTGTTCTCCGCGATTTTTTTGACGGCTTCACCGCGCGTATTCATCATCTTACCTTTCATCGGATATACGCCAATCAAGTTGCGGTCTTCACGACTAAGACCCGAAACAATACCAGCCTTTGCCGAATCACCTTCGCAAAATATAATCGTACACTGTGCTGACTTCTCTGTTCCGGCATAGTTTGCATCGATTAGTTTCGGGATACCGCGAATCGTTCGCGTCTTTGTTCCGTCCGTCTTCTTCGCTGCCTTGTTTTCCTTCACCTCGGTCAG